TCTCTTTAAGATTAGATATACTTGGTTGGAGTAAAATCAAATGGTTAGCAAACTTTTTAGGTACAACTGCTCTAGGAAAATATGAGAAGAACACTCGTAAAATAATTGAATATAGTTTAAGATCAAGAGAGTTATTTTTAGAACTTGAAAATGATATCAATATAAAATACGATCAACAATACTGTGGCATTGCGCATGTGTATAGTAATGGTGCATCATATAGACATGCATTAGAAAACAATAAAAAATTTGTAGATACTGGATGGAATGTTCAAGACATAGATGTAGATAAAATAGAAGGAATTAAAACTAAGAATATAGTAGGTGCAACTTTTGCACCAGATGATTGGGTAGGAGATATAAATTTATTTTGTAATGAGCTTATGTATCATCTTCAATCTAATTACCCTGTAAGTAAATACAAAAATAATGTTACAAGAAAGCAAACAAAAGAAGCTGGTAACATAGGATTAGATACATTACAAAGAGATTATGATGAAGTAGTAGTTGCTGCTGGAGCAGATACAGCAAGACTTGTGTCAGGTACTGGAATAATTCCTGTTAAAGGTTATTCAATTACAATAAAAGATACAGAAGCTCTGGCACCAAAGTATTCTATATTAGATGATGAGAAAAAAATAGTGTCATCTACATTTGGAAATAAACTTAGAGTAGCTGGTACAGCTGAACTAGCAGGATAAGAGAAGATAGGTTATGGCCATTACTTAAATGGACTAAAAATACTACATATGTTGAACCAGAAAACTATACATCATGGGCTTGTCTAAGACCTATGACACCTAATATGTTGCCTATAGTAAAGAAAGTAGGTAAGGTATGGGTTAATAGTGGAGCAGGACATCTTGGATGGACTATGGGTATGGCATTAGCAGAAAGAATAATTGAAAAGATAAAATGAAAAAACGTATACATGTTAACATGCACATTATAAGAAAGAATAATAAAACAGGAGAAAGAAATCCTGTACTGACAGTTAAGACTAGTAAAAGTAATCAGTATGCACATGAGGTACAAATAGATGGACCTAGTAAAGTTATCTATAGTCCTGATAAACCTTTATCATGTGGTGCTAGAGTATGGATAGAAACAGATAGTGAAGTAAAATTAAAATGAAACCATTTGAATATATAAACTCAATAAATCATACAAAGAAAAATTTAATGGAAAATACTGACAATGATAAATTAGCAGAGTCAGGTTACGTACCTTTCATAACTAACAGAACATTATCATACTTTACAGATACGGTATTGTATAGCAATGAAATTAACCAATATCATCACGTTGACAACAAACTACAATATGACTATTTAATAAATAGCATCAGACCCAAGAAAAGATATGCGAAGTGGGTGAAGGTACAGGATAGTGATGATTTGGAAAATGTTAAATTATACTTTGGTTATTCCACAAACAAGGCTTTACAAGCTCTAAAAGTCCTATCCCTAAAACAACTTGAGATTATAACAGATAAAGTTACGAGGGGTATAAAAGATGAGTCAAGAATTAATTGAAACAATGGTTGAGGTTGGTCTTCAAGAACAAGAAGACTTCTTAAAAGTTAGAGAGACTCTCACACGTATAGGTGTTGCATCTCGTAAAGATAAAACTTTATATCAAAGTTGTCACATACTTCACAAACAAGGTAAGTACTACATTGTACATTTCAAAGAGTTGTTTGCTCTTGATGGAAAGCCTACAAACTTTAATGAAGAAGATCAAGGTAGAAGAAACACTATAACTAATCTATTAGCTGAGTGGGGTCTAATCAGTATAGTCCATCCAGATAAAGCCACAGATCCTATTGCACCCCTAAGTCAAATTAAAATTATCTCACATAAAGAAAAAGATGAATGGGCTCTCGTTGCAAAATATAACATAGGGCGCAAAAAGTAATAGCACATATACGAAAAGCTGTTGACTTCTTAGAGCAAAATACACATATATAATAGTGAAGAGGTTGCCATAATGGGACCTTATTTTAACTCGCTTTTAAAGGAGAACAACAAATGGTTATACATAACCTTAACTTTGACCCATTCCACTCACGTACTGTAGGCTTTGAAAGGATCTTCGATAGACTTAGTCGTATCGCTGAATCTGAAGTACATACACCTTCAACTTATCCCCCATATAATATCCACCGACACGGTGATGATAAGTTTGACATTGAAATTGCTGTTGCAGGTTTTCAAGAAGAGGAGCTAGACATTGAGTATAAGGATAACGAACTTACCGTTGAGGGTAAGAAAAAAGAAGATGAAAAAGCAAATTACGTCCACCAAGGTATCGCTAACAGAAGCTTCAAGAAAATCTGGCACATTGAAGACCACACGGAAGTTATTGGAGCAGACCTTGAACACGGACTACTCAAAATTTCTTTGGAAAAAATTGTACCTGAAGAACTGAAACCAAAGAAAATAAAAATTAACAAGAAACAAGAACGACGAAGTAGCAAAGAGCTCTTGCAAGAGGGCGCTTCATAATCCCAACAAGGGCTCGGAAGAGCCCTTTTTTTTTGGCAGAAACTGTTGACCTCAAAAGGAAAATAAATGAATATAGTAACACAAGAAACAGATCTATACATACAAAAATTAATGAAGCACTGGAGGCTCAACAATGAATTTAGAAAGTTTAAAAAAACAATTAGAAATAGACGAAGGAGTAAAATATGATATTTACCTTGACCATCTCGGGTATCCTACTTTTGGTATCGGTCATCTTATTACTAAGGCAGACCCAGAAAGTGGACAAAGTGTTGGGACTACCGTCTCGAACAAAAGAGTCACACAAGCATTCGAATCAGATGTCGTATCTGTAATAGAAGATTGTAACAAATTATATAATGACTTTGATGAGTTACCTGAAGAGGTACAACAAATTATAGCGAACATGATGTTTAATATGGGTAGAACCAGATTGAGCAAGTTTCGCGGTATGAAAAGAGGTGTGGATGCCAGAGACTGGAATGCTGCAGCTGATGAAATGGTTGACAGTAAATGGTACCGCCAAGTTACTAACCGAGCAAACAGACTTGTCCAGAGGATGCGAGCAATAGCCTAAGGAGAATAATATGTGGCCTTATACAGAAGAGGAAGTCAAATGGCTTTCAGGTAAGTAGGTTACAGGGGCAGACAATAGAGGAGTCTGCCCCTCGGTGATAGATATATTAAAGTTTTATTAACAAATCTACACTGAAAATAAATATAATTAGGCATAAGTTTAATAACAAAAAAGATAAATATAGACTATGAAATACATTTTTGTGATGACACGTGTTATTTCATGATATTTTAATCAATAGAGGAGAAATCTATGTATAGATTTAAGAGCATTCTTATTGGAATGCTATCATTAGCTTTGGTTGGAGCGATCGTTTCATGTTCCGAACAAGAAGCTGAGGCTGCTACACTTGAAGAAAGAGTAGAAGCATTAGAATCAAAAGGACAATCAAACTGGCCACAACTTACAGGACAGATCCAATACGATATGGGAATGTATACAGATGATCTTGCAGCAGCAAGTTTAACTGATGATACAACTTTCAGACGTGTTAGATTAGGTACTAAAGGTGATATAGATGGTTGGGGATATAAGTTAGAAATAGACATATCTGGCACTGCTAAATTAAAAGATGCTTACATCACTAGAACAATTGGTGAGTTGTGGGGTATCAAAATGATAACAGGTCAGCATAAAGCACCAACATCAATAGATGAAAATACTTCATCTAAAAGTACTACATTTATGGAAAGAGCAACTCCATCAAATGTTGTAGCATCTAATTTTGGTGCACGTAGAATGGGTACAAGTGCTATCTTAAATACAGAGAACATATTTGTACATGCAGGTATTTTTGGAAAAGGGCATGACAGCTCTACTAAACAATGGTCTTGGAATACAAGAGGTATGCTTTCAATAGCTGATGGAATAGGTGTAGGTGGATCTTACGCTAAGCTAACAGATAGAGAAGGTGATACTGATCATTCCATAACTTATACAGATTATCCAGAGTCAAGAATAGATGGTTCTAAATTTAGAACTACAGGAGCTATAACAACTTCTGAAGCTATTCATATGGGTGCAAGTGCTTTTATGACTAAAGGTCCTATCCATGCTCATGGTGAATACTTTAAACAACAACTAGATGTTTCTGAAACAGTTGAAAGAAACTTTTCAGGCTATTATGCTCAAGGTGGTTATTTTATCACTGGAGAAAATAGATCTTGGAACCAAAGAAAAGGTTCATGGAATAAAATCAAACCTTCAGGCAAATGGGCTATAGAGGTTGCTGGTAGATATTCTATGCAAGACTACACAGATGGTACTGCAGTAGTAGGTGGAGAGCAGACAGCTATGTCAGCTGCTGTAAACCTATACAGTGGTCCAGCTAAAATTGGTTTTAATGTAACTAAAGTTGAACATGATACAGCTAATGTGGCAGACGATCATACATTTATCGGGGTCCGAACTTCGGTAGCCTGGTAATATAACAATAACCCTTGGGGCTCTTCGGAGCCCCTTTTTTTTGAGGAAATCAAAAATGATTAAAATATTTTCTTTTATATTCTTAATAACAA